CTAACAATTCTTCTTATCTCGGGCTTCCACCGCTATGATCTGGTCAAACATTTCCGCTGCTTCCTTCTGCATGGAGGGAATCACGTGGGAATAGATATCAAGGGTCATACTGATCGACGAGTGACCCAACCGTTCCGAAACAATCTTTGGATGGACTCCCTGTTGCAACAAAAGCGTTGCGTGGGTATGTCTCAGATCATGGAACCGGATCGGTGGAAGCCCTGCTTTTTTGCTTAAGAAAGAAAAATACTCCCGAAGGTTTCGGGGTTCAACCGGCTTTCCGGTTCGAGTGGTAAACACAAGATCGTAGACATCACGATAATTGTATTGGATCATTTCCTTCTTTTGTTGAACCCTGTGTTTTCTCAATACCTCCACTGTGAATGGGGAAATACTGATGAGCCGCCGGCTCTTGGCGGTTTTTGTTTGTTCGATCAGTTTTAATCCTGCGCTGGTTCGTTGTAAGGTCCGTCGGATACTGATTGTTCCTCGATCAAAATCGATATCCGCCCATTTTAAGCCCAACAATTCCCCTATTCTCATACCTGTAGTAATCGCCAGGTAAAAAGCGGGATAGTATTTGCTTTCCTTAGCTACTTGCAGAAATTGATTCACTTCTTCATCCGTCCATACCTTCATCCCGGCTCCGGATGGGCCAGTAGAAACCCGGATGTTTGCAGCAGGGTTTTTAGGGATCAATTGCATTTTGACAGCCCAATTTAATGCCACTTTTAACGTCCGGACACTGTATTTAGCGGATGTAGAAGAAATGCCCCTATCCAGCAACGATTTTAACAGTCGATTGATGTGAATAGGCCCGAGTTGATTTAGAGGTATGTTCCCTATTCCCGGAATGAGGTGATTAGTAATTACGCTATGGTATATATCGTAAGTAGTGATCTTACGATTCGGCTTGACTTCATCTTCCAACCACATTTCGAGAAACTCTTTGACGGTTATTTTTGTCGGTTCGATGTATTCTCCTCGGTTAAGTTCTGCGATCTTTTCCACCATAGCCCGCTGGGCTTCCTTTTTGGTCGCAAAACCACTGAACCACTTCTGGCGGCGTTTGCCCGTTTCCGGATCCCGGCCAATGTCCAGGACGAAACACCATTTGGATCCTCTTCTACGAACGTGCCCTTTCATGATTACCACCTTCTGCTTCTTCTTTTTCTGATTCCTCTTTTTTCAACCCCTCAATAATTGCTTCCACATGAGCAAGCAAAGGGCGAGTCTGGCAATCAGGTAGGGCATATCCTTCTGAATTTGTCAGCATTCCGTGTTTTATAACATCCCTCAGATACTCAATATTAATAGGTTTTAAAATCGATACTTCCGGCAGGACGGCTAAAGCCAAAGCCATTTTTTCCTCTTTTTTTAAGGCTTTATCACTGATAGATTTTACATAATACTCGGGATCATTTTCGATATCCTCCAAAATTTTCTTTACGCTTTCTATCTCTTCTTCCTTTTCAAGTTCTGAAATAAATCTTTCTGGATTTTCAAAGACAGCCTCTGCCAGGACGGATCTAACTATTTTTTCTACAGCGTTGTCAAGGCCACCCAGCTCATTGATTTTAGATGTAACCTCATCAGCTATATCATCTATATTGCTGAGGTATTTATAGAGACCTAATTGGTCTTTTAAATCGTCCGGTATTTTTTCGATATAACCTTTGATTATCAGACGTTGCGGATCTCCGCCGGTTACTTCGGCCAATACCCTTGAAATTTCTTCGGAAGGAGCCGGCCTTTTCCCCAAACGAAGTTTACTAATATATGTGGGATGAATTTTTACTCCTTTTTGGGCACATTCCTTTGAGATCTGTTCCAGGGTTTTTCCGGATTGCTTAATGTATTGCTGTAGCAATTCTGCATAAGTCACCCTTTGTTCACCTCCCTCGTTAACATCGAAAATTCGTCAACCAATTATAAGTTATTATAGACAATATCGTCAATACATATTCGTCAAGATGTTATTAGACAGACATGTCTCGAAACTGACACATATCGACTTTAGACAATTGGTCTAAGTTGAAAAGTACCTATATATCAAGGTTTAAACTCCTAGACAAAAAAGTCTTGACATGGTCATCCGCCCTGGATATACTTGTTTTAGACAGACAGTCAAAGAGGGGAGGGGATCCAGTGAGAAAAAATAGGATAAAAGAACTCCGAGAGTTACGCGGCATGACGCAGTATCAGCTTGGCCTCAAGTTTCGGAAGCCGAAGGATCCCACAACTATTTCTAGGTGGGAACGCGGGCGTGGGACACCATCTACAGAAAATCTCTTTGAATTGGCAAGGATCCTCCAAGTCGATCCGAATGAAATCTTTTTGCCTTCTGACAAGACAGACAGTCAGTCTACAGACAATCAGTCTAGAGATGATTGAGTTAAACGCTGTCGATCTTGGGCGCGTGAGCGCCGGTCGGCTGGGGACGCGGCGGTAAAGCGTAATGGCGGCTTCCCGTCATCCGGCTGGCTTCGCACGCACCTTGACAATCAAATATTACGTGCCGCAAGGGGCAATGGGAGCTCACTTAATGAGCATCCCTGCCGAAAAACAGTTCCTGCGGGAGGAGAGCCAACAAATGAACATCAAGACCGAGAAATGGAATGGCCACGAGATCCGGTTTATCTGGCATGACGACGAATGGTGGGCGGTGGCCAAGGATGTAGCCGAAGCGCTGGGATATAACCATACCCCGCACATGGTACGAATGCTCGATCCGGATGAGAAGGGTGTCCGGAATGTGGACACCCTTGGCGGAAGACAGAAAATGACGATCGTGTCCGAGACAGGGATCTATGAAGCCGTTTTCCATAGCCGTCGAGAAGAGGCCAAAGAGTTCAAGAGGTGGGTGAAACGAGTCCTCAAAGAACTCCGTCATCAAACCGGGTTGGAAGGTTTTCAAATCTTCCGGATGCTGGACAAGGAACACCAAAAAGAAATGATGTCCCGAGTGGCCAGGATGAAGTCAGTAGATCGAGTGGACTACATCAAGGCCAACACCATTGCAAACAAGGTCGTATCCACAAGGTTTGGCTTCCCGAAGATGATCAAAAAGGGCGAAATGACACCGGAAATGCTGAAAGAGCGGCAAGCCATCTTGGAAGATACCGTAAATCTCATGTGGATGCGGAATGAATATGATCTGGATTTCTCCGTATCCGATGCAGTCAAGAAGAAATGGCACTGACATAGGGGAGTGAATCTGATGTCCACCATCACGCCATTTCCCAATCAACACGAAGATCCGCAATCGGATCTCGTTCTCCAACTTCTCCAAACAGTTGCTGATCTAAACGAGAAGGTGATCCGACTGGCACAAGGGATCGATGGAAACCCGCAACCTTTGACCTACAGTGTGGGGCAGGCTGCGAAGGTTCTGGGTGTATCGAGATCCAAGATGTACGATCTCCTTCACCGCCCCGATTTCCCGGTGATTACCATCGATCACCGGAAGTTGATCCCGCGTCGGCAACTGGAACGCTGGTTGGATCAGCAATGTGAAAGGAAGTGATCCCTTTGTCGGTGACGGATGTCCTGGAAAGGATCGGTTGGGGCGTATACCGGCCCCCGATCCCCGAGGTGGAGTTGGTAACCGGCTTTGTGGAAGACGGTCCGATGGTCCGGGTGGTCTTAAAAAGCGGTGCGACAATCATCGGTCCGATGTTGCCTACTCTGGCAGCGCTATACCGGATTGGCTATCACGACCCGATCAAACAAAAAAGGCCGCACCTTCGATTGGTGGGCCACTGAAAAAAAAGGATTCGTTGCTCCAAGTATACCACAACAACCTCTGGTCCGAGTGGGGAGAAACCGAAACACCAGAGGGGAGGCGATCGGGGTGAAGCTGCACCCCTTTCAGACTCGACTGGCAGAAATCTGGCGCAAGTTCGGCAAGGAAGGCGGCAAGGGATTGGAACTGAATGTTCACCTGATGGGGCCGGGAGACTGGCGGAATCTCTGTGAATGTCTGAAAGCCAACGCCAAACTTGCCGATAAAATCGCTTGGTTGGAAATGCGATCGGATGCAGCTGAACTAATGGGAGATAAAACTAAGGCGCTGGAGTACCAAGCCCAAATCGCTTATCAGATTCTCAATTTCAAGCATTGAGGAGGAATTGAAGATGTCTATCCAACTGGAAGATTTCCTGTTTCCCGAACCGGAAGACGCGGTTGATGAACAGTTCAAGATCAACACCCCGGAAAAAGCCGACTGGGCACTCCGGAAGTACGCTCAAGCCAAGCGGGTTGTCGATGAGTATACCCGCCAACGGGACGACATGATTGCCCGTGCAAATGAATGGTTGGCAGAAGTCAGTAAACCTTATCTGGAAACGATGCGCCGGATGGAACTCCTTCTGCAGGAGTATCACCGGGAGCAACTCCAGAAGAATCCAAAGGCGAAAACGATCAAACGGCCGGTTGGAACCTTGAAATCCGTGACACGGAACAAATGGCACTACAGAGAAGATGACCTTCTCAAGTGGCTCAAAGAACACCGGCCGGATCTGGTTCGGATCAAGGAAGAGCCGAACAAACAACAACTGAAAAAGGTGGCCAAAATCAACGGCGAGTGGGTCTACACAGAAGACGGCGAGAGGATCGAAGGTGTGATGGTAATGCCGGAAACCAAGTTCTCGATCGAGGTGGAGTAAACGATGAAACCCGGGCCGCTCCGGTGGCCCGTCAATCAACAAAAAAGGGAGCGATTTAGATGGAGATTGCCTTGTTCCTGTTTGGGATGAGTTTGGGGGTTGCGTTGGGCGGGGCCATTACTGGGCTGATTGGTTTGATGAAGTAAGCCGGGCCGCCTTGGCCCGGCCACAACAAAGGGGGAACACACGGATGAGCATGGAATACATCCGGCTTGTTTACCAGGTTCCTGCAAAACGCGGGATGTACGTTCGGAAGGGTTCAACTATAGTGCGAATAACAGGGTCTAGGGGGAAATGGCTGCTTGTCAAACCTGAAGGGGCTAAGCGTTCAATCAAGATTCATCCAAAGAGTGTATGTTATGACGTTTGTCAAGAATGTGAAGGCCGTGGATGGTTTTGGTTCACGGAGAGAACTGGTGAAACGTATCAAGCAAAATGCACGTGCGATGACGGAATCATTCCAGCGTTACAAAGTGAGCCGTGGACATGGTGAAGTACATTGGGTTTTAAATCCGCTGGGCCGCTTCGGTGACCCGGTAGCAAAAAACAAAGTTATCCACAGTCTGGGGGCAAGGAGAGAGGGCTGATGATCAAAGCACGCTACGATTTTAATGGACACGTTCGCCGGCCGCTGACCAACCTGAAGCGTGGCGATGTGGTCCATCTTCCAGGGCAAAAGCCGAAAAAATTCACGGTGACTTGGGTCCATCCGGGCGAGGATCCCGCTGAAACCAAGTACGGAACCGATTGTATGGGGGTTGTGTACGCCCGGGAGCTGGAGCTAATCGGATCTGAACCAACAAAAAGCCGGGGGAAATGAATCCCCCGGCCACCCAATCAGGAGGTGGATACATTGGCGCTCCTGCCTACTGAAAAGCGAAAGCCCAAACAGCGTTTGGAAGACTACTCAATCCTATTATACGGCCAACCGAAGATTGGGAAAAGCACTTTCTGTTCCCAAATGGACAATCCGCTTTTCCTGGCCACGGAACCGGGACTGAATGCCTTGGAGGTTTACGAGGTCCAGATCCCGGACTGGAAAACCTTCCTGCAGGTTTGCGCGGAAATTGCGCAAGGGGGGCATCCCTTCAAAACCATCGTGATCGACACGGTGGACAACCTGTGGAAAGCCTGTGCGGAGCACTTCAGGGAAAAGCTGGACATCGTTCACGAATCGGATTTGCCATACGGCAAAGCTTACATGCTGATTCGGGATGAGTTCCTCCGGGTTCTCCGAAAGATGTCACTCCTTCCCTATGGGTTAATACTGACGAGCCACGTCGAAGTCGAAGAGATCAAAACCCGGACGCAGACAATCAACAAAGCTGTTCCATCTATCCCCAAGTCCGGAAGGACAACCGTTTTGGGATGGGTGGACATGATCCTATACGCCACAATGGAAACCACAGAGGGCGGGGAAGAGATCCGGGTGATCCGAACCAAACCCAGCGAAAACTGGGAGGCCGGGGACCGAACCAAACGGTTGCCGGCAACCGTCCCCCTGGATTTCGAGGAGTTCAAGCGAGCCTTTTACGGGCACCACAACAACGTGGTTGATCTGAACCAAGCCAAATCCAATTAAGGAGTGATGCCAAATGGCGATGAATTGGAAGTCCTATCTGGAACAGTTCAAAGAAGCGTACAAGAACGCTGATGTATCGGACACCTTCGATGAACTGCCGGACGGTGAATACGTCGTCAAAGTTGAGCGGGTGGAGCTGAAGGAAAGCAATTCCGGTCGTCCGATGCTGGAATGGGAGTTCGTCGTCCAAGAGGGCGAATTTGCCGGTCGTCACGAGTGGAAATACAACCTCCTCGACAACGTGGACCGGATCCAGTGGCTGAAAAAGGACCTGTTCCGGGCCGGTTTGGATCTGGAAGACATCACCCAACTGGAGGAATCTCTCCCGCAACTCCTCGATCGGAAGCTCAAGATCACAATCAAGACCAAAAGAGTCAACAACGGAAACCAATACCGGAACGTGTACATCAACAAGCAGATCGAAACCGCCTCGGAATCCAATGCCGCATACAAAAACAGCCAACTGTCCGTTACCGTCGCGGATGACGATATTCCCTTCTAATTTGGCGGGGGCCTGATGGCCCCCCTTCCAAACAAAGGAGGTGGCTACATTGACTATCACTCAGATAAAAAGAACTATCCAATTGCGCCCTTATCAATCGGGAGCCCACAAAGCCTTGGATAATTTCTATGACAAGGGCGGCCGCCGTGGTATCGTGAACCTTCCGACCGGATGCGGCAAGACAATCACCGGTCTGGACTATGGCCGGAAGCGGAACGGCCGGATGTTATGGATCACCCACCGAGACGAATTGATCACCCAGCCGATAAAAGCTATGCAAGCCGTTTGGCCGGAGGCCAGCACAGGAATTGTCAAGGCCAAATACAACGAGATGGACGCCCAATGCGTTTTCGCCAGCATCCAAACCTTGCACCGCCGGTTGGATCAGCTGCCGACCTTCGGACCGGAGGATCTGGTGGTGGTGGATGAATGTCACCACGCCGCCGCCCACACCTACAAAAAGACGCTGGAGGCCGTAGGTGCTTTCCGGCCGGACGGCCCTCCGGTGGTCGGACTGACGGCAACAGTAGAACGAGCAGACCGTGTAGGATTGGACAGCGTATTCCAAGAGATCGTCTACCAGTATCAGCTGCTCCAGGCGATCCGGGACGGTTATCTGGTGGACCTGAAAGTAGAGCGGGTTCCCCTGAATATCGACCTCGACCAGATCCACACAGTGGCGGGAGGCTTCAACCAGACCGAGCTCGACGAAGCCCTTCTCCGGGCAAACGTGGCCCAGGCCGTGGCGGAAGCCTACGTCGAGCACGCCGCAGGCAAAAAGGCAATCGTCTTCACTGTCAGCGTCGATCAGGCAAAGCGAACGGCTGCCGCCCTGCAGGCGGAAGGCGTGGCCGCGGAGTGGATTTCCGGTGATCTCCCGACAGACGAACGGCGGGCGATCCTGAAGCGACTCAAGACCGGCGAGACTCAGGTGGTCGTCAACTGCATGGTTCTGACGGAGGGTTTTGATGAACCGTCGGTCGAGTGTGTTGTAGTGGCCAGGCCGACCAAATCCCGTTCCCTCTATATTCAAATGATCGGACGGGGGACCCGGAAAGCTCCCGGGAAAGACCATTGCTTGATTCTTGACGTGACCGGCATTTCCAAACGGCACAAGCTGGTTACGGCCCCGACCTTATTCGGGCTTCAGGATGTACCATCCGGCAAGACGATCACGGAGGCGCTGGACGAGGAAGAAGAAAAACGCAACACGGAAGTGGACCGCCTCCGGTCTCTTTTGGACGTAGAGAAAAACGAGCTGCAAGAGTTCAAGGAAATGATCAAATGGCTGAAAGTGGCTCCGGACGTATTTGCCCTCTCCGCCGGTGAAGCGGGAACCGTCGTGATTTACCCAGTGGAAGGTGGATATCACGCGAAGGTATCCAAGCGGAACGAGCCGGATGAATACCTGACCCAAGCCCCGGTTTGGTTGGAGCTTGCCCAGGGGATTGCCGAGGACTATCTCCGGCGAAGCGCGGAAATCGGGCTGGTTAAACACGACGCCTACTGGAGGAATCAGCCAATGACAGCCAACCAAGAGCGGGTCCTCCGGTGGCTGAAACCGTGGCTGGGTGAAATCCCCTATCCTCTGAACCGGGGGAAGGCGTCGGATCTGATTACCATCGGTTTTGTCCGAAAGGAGTTGAGAATCCGGCCGTGAGGAGGTAAACGCATGATTAATTTTACAACGGTAGGTGAAGCGGATGGCCATCGAAACAACGGTAACACCTTTGTCCGAAGCGTTACGCCTGGCCAAACACGGGGTTAAAATCATCCCGCTTCACTGGCCGGTCGAAGGGGGATGCTCATGCGGGAATCCCAAGTGCGGGAAAAGCGCTGGAAAACACCCAATCCCCGATGATTGGCCGGACAAGGGGACAAACGATCCGGAAGCCATCCGGAGGTTGTGGACTGAAACCCCTTTGGCCAACGTCGGAGTCCCGATGGGGAAAGTAAACGGATTGTTTGCCCTTGATGTGGACGGACAAGAAGGACAGGAAACCCTCAAAAAGTGGATCGCCGAATACGGTGATCTGCCAGCTACTTGGCAAGTACTGACCGGTGGCGGCGGAATGCAGTTGTGGTACAAAGTTCCGGAAGGACTGGACATCCCCAACAGCGTCAAAAAGATCGGCGTCAATATCGATATCCGGGGGACCGGCGGTCAATCCGTCGCCCCCGGAAGTCTCCATAAAAGCGGACGCCGATACCGGTGGGCTCCGGGGCGGAGTCCGGACGATCTCCCCCCGGCGGACCCCCCGGGGTGGCTGGTGGAGAAGATCCGGGAGGTGATCCGTTCCCGGGAGGAGGCGGATCTAGCCGGGATCAAGCTGGACGAAATCGATGTGGAACTCAATCTCAACCGACGGCCGAACTTCAAAAAGCTGGAAAAACTGATTCAATCCTCCCGGAAATTCCGAGAGATCGTCGAAGGAAAGCGAACTTTTCCCAGTCCGTCGGAGCGAGATCTGGCGATGGCTAATATTTGTGCCATCAACGGGTGGACGGATCAAGAGATTGCTGATCTCCTCCTGGGACAACGGAAAATCTCCGGAGACGATCTGAAACACCCTCTGTATTATCAGCTGACAATCGGCAAGGCTCGTCAATGGGCAGAGCAGCAAAAAGCCCGGGAGCAGAAAGAAGAGGTAGAAGTGGAACCAATCCCTCTGCCGGAAAAACCGAAAGTCGAACCGTTCCCCTTGGAGGTTTTTCCCGATGCAGTCCGGCGGTTCCTGACGGAAGTCGCCCAATCAATGGGACTGCCACCGGATTACCCTGGGATCCACACCCTGACTTTCTTGGGCGGGGCGATCGGAAACACCCGGGCGATTGAATTGAAACCGGAATATCTACAGCAACCCAATCTGTACACTGCTCTGGTGGCCGACACCGGAACGGGGAAAACCCCGGCGCTGGAAGCAGCCTTTGAGCCGATTCTAGCCATTCAAAAAAAATACGCCCGGGATTTCGCCAACAAGATGGACGAGTACGAACTGGCTATGAGGAAATATCAGGCTGAGTTGGCGGAATGGAGGAAGCAAAAGAGAAAGGACAAAGAACCGCCCGAAGAACCGGAAAGACCGCGGATGGAGGAAGTGTACATTACTCAGGCAACGTTGGAGGCTCTCCTCCGTGCACTAAAGCACAATAACCGCGGCCTGATTCTCAAAGTAGATGAATTATCCGGCTGGATCCGATCCATGAACCAGTACAAGGGCGGAAAGGGAGACGACCGGGAGCATTACCTGTCGATGTGGTCCGGTTCCGACATCAAAATCAACCGAGTCCGCGATGATGGCGAACCGCTATTCATTCCGAAACCCTTTTTGGCCGTCACTGGCAACATCCCGCCGGATATCCTCCCAACGTTGGAGGACGAGGAAGGAAAAGAGGACGGATTCATCCATCGAGTCCTCCTGGCCTATCCAGACGCCCAGGAACCGGCGGAATGGACGTGGACGGGGGTTTCGCCAGGAGCAAAGATGGCCTATGCCGAGGTATTTGAACGGCTGTACAACCTGAAACCAGAATTAAAAAACGGTGAGTTAAAGCCGAAGGTCCTACACCTGTCGGCTGCGGCAAAACAGTGGTGGGAAGAATGGCACTCGATCCACATCCGGGAGATGAAGGACCCGGACTTCCCCCGCAAATTGCGCGGGCCTTGGGCAAAAATGCCGAACCAGCTTGGCCGGATCGCCCTGATCCTGCACATGACCCGGGTGGTCTGCGACGAAGCGGAAGACGGCGAAGTGGACGAAATCAGCCTGAACCGGGCCATCCAGTTCATCAAATACTTCAAGTCGCACATCCGGAAAGCCTACCAGCAGCTGGGCAAGTCGCCGGCAGACAAACGGATCGAGGAGGCCGTGGAGTGGATCCGCCGGCGGGGCGGGAGAGTGAAGAAAAGAGATGTTCAGATGTACAAGATTGCGGAGTGCAAAAAGGCAAGTGACGTGGAGCAGCTGTTTCGTGAGCTTGAAGACTTCGGGTACGGAAAAATTCGGGACGTAAAACCAAAAGGACGCGGAAGACCGACACAAGAGTTTGTCCTGTTTGGGTACGAACAGGAATTGTGTTGATTGTGTTGACAGGTTTCAACACAATTTTCAACACAAATAAGCCGCGCCGTTGTGCGGAAAATCGAATTTTGTTGATTGTGTTGACTCTAAATAGATAAATAAACGTTCCGGCTATCTATCTACTAATATCTGTAAATTAATTTCCGTTTTCAATGATTCGCATTTTATGGGTCAACACAATCAACACAAATTAAAAACCGCGCCAGATCAACGTTATTTGTGTTGATTATTTCGTTGAAAAGCGTCAACACAATTCAACACAAAAAATCGAACGGGAGGGTACCACTGTGGAAATTAAAGAGATCCGAAACGAGAAGGAATACGAAGAAATCCTGGCCCGCCTCCGGAAGGGTGCCGAGTACATCGAAAGCCCGGAGTTTAAAGCCAAACCGGAGGAACACAAACGGGCAGCTCTGGAGCGATACGCTCAACTGTCAAAAGCAATTCTCAAGTACAAGGGGTTGATCTGAGTGGAATGGGATGAGATCCGGAAGGCTACCCGGGTGCGATGCATCAGAGATGTGGTCGTTAATCGCCCTGAACCCGACAACCCGCCAATGGTCGCTTTTATAAAAGACAGGGAATATGACACCCGCTTGGGGATTTTTCAAAACTACCCTTTGGATGTACCAGTCCGGGCACTTTATGTGTCAAAAAACGAGGAAGGTATTCGGCATTATATCGCCACCGAAAAGGGAGACAACGAGTTTTTCAACCGTCATTTCGAGATTGTCCGGAAGGGGCGGAAGTGATGGGACGGAGCCAAAAGCAGAAAGGGAACCGCCGGGAAAGGGAGTTTGCCAAATTGATCGGCGGTTCCCGGATTCCCCTGTCGGGGGCGGCCAAACACGCCGGCCAGGAACACACCGGCGATGTGGCCGGGCTTGGACTGAGATTTGAGGTTAAGGCCCGGAAAAACGGGTTCAAAACCCTCTATCAGTGGCTGGATCAGGAAGGCATTGACGCCTTAGCTCTCAAGGCCGACCGCCGGGAATGGTTGGTGGTCATGCCGATCGGTAAGCTGATGAAACTGTTGGCGGAGGGGCGGCTCCGATGTGGTTCCGACTCGAATACATGACGTATGCCGGCGAAGACCTGGGGGCTACTTTCTCCGCCCGGGATCCGGCGATGGTGGCCTATCGGCTCCGAGAACTCCGGATCGATCCGCTGACCGTCAAGAGGTTGTGGATCGACACCGGTGAGGGTTGGGAACCTTGGCATCCCGATTTGTTGATGGAGATTTTGAGGGATGCGAGGGATGCCCGGAAGGGGGCTTAAACCATGTCTGTATGGGTCGGAATTGCAATCGGGATCGGCGCTGTCGTCATTTTGATCTTTGGATCTGGAGGGATTGCAATCCTGATCATTACCCTTTGTGATAAGCTGCTGGAACGTGTAGACGCATGGATTGTTCAATATGAAAAGCGGAAAGAAAAGAAAATCACGTAAGAAAGGGCTGATTTAAATGGACTGGAAAACGATTTTGGCCGAAAATCCGGAGTTTGCCGAGCATTTTAAAGATGTCGAGTTCCGGAAGATGGGCGAGCGGACGACAGTCTGTGTAGTCAAATTGAAAAACGGCTTCGAGATCAGTGGGTTTGCTGCTGTTTGGGATCCGTCGCTTTATGACAAGGACAAGGGTCGGTATTGGGCATTCAAACGGGCGGCGGAAAAGTTTCCCGCCTTGAAAGAAAAGGGTTACGTCGGATGAAGGGAGAGCGGTAAGAATGCCAAAATTTCGCCCGGGCCAAGTTGTCAAGCTGAAGGAATACAGCATGGGATGGATTCCTCCGAATCTGAAGGTTGTCTTGGTATACGAGGAAGATCATATGGGTTGCATGTTGTGTGATGACCCGGAATGTGTCGAGTGGTCAAACGTACTTGGAACTGACGGTCACTGGTACTGGCACGTTTCCGAGTGCCAGATGGAAGCAGTTGAAGGATGGGAGGCGTAGACAATGCCTAAAAGATACCACGGCACGGAGCACCTTGAGCGGCGAATGGTGGAACTCTTCATTTGTCCGGTTTGTGGATTCGGCTTCGATTCAATCCACACAAAGGACGACGAAGAAGGCGGTTGGGTATGTCTCCGGTGCGAGGCGTTGGAGAATCTCCGGGAGTACGGTCGAGGGGTCAGGGTTGGAATGCGTACCGCATTTACCGCGGTGAGTTGGTGGATCAACGATAATAAACCGCTGTCAGTAATAAAGGAACTTGTTGAAGAACGGCTGGAGGATTTGGAAGGAAAAGAGGAGCCGTTGCGTGAGGCGATGGCGTGGTCAGCGTTGAAGTACGCACGGGTATACAAGCAACTGGCGAAAAAGGGGAAACAGTGGCAACGGTAGGAGGCGGAGGAGTGATGCAGTTCCTGAAATTCTTGCTTCGTTTGGCTATTTCTCCTCTTGTGTATGTTGCTGGGTGTTTAATGCTTCTGCTGGTGGTGGGGATATGGGTGATCGTTGACGATGGTTGGGAGATTCGCCTGGTAGGAGGCGCCGGGAAACAATGGCTGACTTGATGTGGTATGTTCTGGTGGTGATCGTCCGAGTGATCCTGACCCTGGTCGGGGTCGCCGCTGGTCTGGTAGTCCTGGCGATCACGGCGATTGTCGCCTTGGTCCTGTTGGCCTGGCGGGGAAGGAGGAGACGACATAAAGTCGATGGCTGGTCTGTTCTGGCTGGAGATCGCGACCGTGGCCGGCATCTGTTGGATGCTGGTGGCATGGTTTAACTGGAGGATAAAAAGAGAGGAATGAGGGATCAATCAAAAACACAACTGCCCTGACCAAATTGGTCAAGGCGGTTGTGTGTCAGCTGCGCGGATGGGGAGGTGGAAAGTTGATTTCCACAGATAAATAAATATGCGCAGTACTATTTGATGGTGCATAAAAAGGGCGAATTACAGATAAAAACCCCGCCCCCGTGGGACGAGGTTTAAACATGGCGCTTACCTCAATTATACCACTTCCACGGGGGTGGGGGAGAGTGGCCATCGATCCGACGTTGAAAGCAGGGATCGAGTCCGATTTGCGACGGTACAAGCGGTGGAAAGCCCGGTTAAAGGAGATCGACGATCTCCTTTCCGACGTGTCCGTAAGATCGGCAACATCAGACCAACCGGGGGTTCACTCCGGGAAGATCAGCGACCCAACCTTTCAAACGATGATAAACCGTTCCCGATTAGCGCAGGAGCGGGTCTACTTGCTCCGACGAGTTTCCAGGGTGGAGAATGCTCTGTCGGCGATGAATGATGAGCAAAAGCGATTGGTTAGCCTTTGGTACTTTGAGGAGAAGGACCGGAAATACATTGAAGCGGAAATGGGTATAGCAACGCCTACCTTATACCGTATTCGGGACAAGGCCCTGGAACGATACGCAGAAGTGGCTGGATTAATTCCTTTGGTTGCTGGATATGAGTGATACAAAAGTGAGAAGAAAATGAGAAGTTTTTGAGAAACATATGAGAACATATGACCGCTTTTTCAGAGTAAAATGGTATTGAGAGGAATGGCGCGATTCACCCCAATTAAGGAGGAGGTGAAATCCTCCTTGACTCAATATGTAGGCGGCCATTCCTCGTTGTGTCCGCAAGATCCCCTTTATCGCATCCCTCCATACCTGGAATAGGGACCGACCCGGCGCACGACGCCGCAGTAGGCCCCAAATGGACCCTGCTTCTGGAACTGTGGTCCACCTGATGGGCGTCGGGCAACCGAAGGACCGGCTTTCTGCGCGGTGTAATCGGTGCCGGAGAAGGTAGGGCGTCCAATGGATGAAGCAATGACCGCGCTTGCTTCATCAAAACGTGCCCGAAAATGCGGGAAGCTCCCGCGACTCGTTGCCTCCCCCTGGCAGGCGCGCGAGAATAAACAAGGCGTGGAGCCGGGGAGTACATACCGCGCAACCTGAAAGGAGGTTTGGGGCACCAACCTTGCTGCCGAGTAGGGGGAGGAAGCCCACTTAAGGTGCCCTGTGGGTCTCCTCTGCGCGGACCAAGGCCGCCACCGTGTTCCGAATGGGCGCGGGGCGGTTTTTCATTAGGAAAAAAGAGCGCTGGGCGACTTTATACGCCCAGACGCTCTTTTAATGCTTGTTGGAGGACATGGGAAAAGTTGATTTTTTCTTCTTCGGCCAAGTCATTCAGCCATTTGGGGATGGTTAGGGTTTTCTTAACAGCTCGCGTGTCCAGTTCTTTGCGGACTGGTTTCATATTGACGCTTACCAGCACGACGATGCCTTTTTCTCCATCCTCTAAATAGTCTTCAAGACGAAGGTCTTTAATCGGAGTGGGTTCCGGGATCTCGTCCCCATCTTCTTCCATGCTATAGAGGTGGAGGCCCAGCGCTTCCTGCGCCATTTTATATGCGTGGTCCTCATCATCGCCGTGAGATACGCACCCCGGCAGATCCGGGAAAGTAACACCGATTCCTGGGCTATCGTCGTAGTGAAAGATCGCCGGATATACGTAGATGTCTTTCTTCTTCATCGCATACACTCCTTTGGGTTGGATTGAAGGGAAGGACCGGGGTCAGAGGAGTTTGACCCCGGATTGTCGTTCGATGCCTCGGATGGTTCCCTTTTTTAGGTTCTTTACTGGGTGCGGGACGGTGACCTTTCCTGGTTTTACTGGGTGCTTGAAGTGGTGGTGGTCACCTTTGACCTTGACGAGATACCAACCATCATCCTTTAGTTTCTTGATAACCTCCCTTGATGATAACGGTATTTGGTATCCCTCCCTTCAATTACATTATAACACGTATTAAATACGTGTCAAGATGTATGAGATTTTTTCAGGCGGTGTGATCCAATGCAATTGCCTTGCGAGGTGGAGTTTATCCAGACTTTTCACTAGAGGATGAATCAGTTTTATTTATTCGTACTCATGGGCTTGCTGTTCGCCGTGATCAAATTGTTTATGTGAAAAAAGAGACTACTTTATCGGAGTGAATGGGGCTGGCAAGAATGGAATCGTGGACCAAACGATTCTACAAAAGCAAAGCATGGCAAAGATGCCGAGAGTCAGTGTTGACCCGTGACAATTACTTATGCCAACGGTGCCTCCGGAATGGGAAGCTGACACCTGCTGATGTGGTTCACCATATAGAACACCTACAGGATAATCCGGGCAGAGCCTTTGACGAGAGCAACCTGGAGAGTGTATGCGCTGCATGTCATAACCGATTGCACCCAGAGAAGGGCAGGCGTGAGACCAACAAGATGAAGAGAAAGCGTAAGGCCAGGATCATTAGGTCGGTTCCGAACGATGAGGCCGCGGCCTTGTGAGGATACCCCCCCACCCTAAATTCTGGAAGATCGCTCGCCCCAGACCGGCCGCGGCCCTTCGCTTCGAGCGCGCCAGCTGTTCTCACGCGAGGGGGGGCTATCTCGGCAGGAGGGAGGTGGTGAGATGACCTACAAACCGAAGCGGATCATCAAACATAAAGAGGCGAAAAAGCTGTTTAAGATCCTTATTCAGGAACTGGAGAAGGAGAACAACCTGAACGACCGAACCCTCATGATTGTTGACAATATGGTCCTCCTGGAGCAACTGAAGCAGGAACATATGGACGACATCAAGGAACGCGGTGTGGTGGAGCTCTTCAAAAACGGTTCTCAGGAGATGTTCCGGGAAAACAAGTCGGTGGACAAGATCCTGAAGATCGTCGAGCAGCAGCGGAAACTGCAGGCGGAACTCAAGCTGACGCCTGCCTCCGAGAAGAAGGTTACGGAGGCGGTGACGGTGGATGAGTTTGAAGCATTCTGATCTGCTCACCACTCCTTACGCCCGAGATGCTGTTGCCGGCCGGATCGTCGTCTCCAAGAAGGTGCGTCAGGCGTGCGAACGGCACCTTCGGGATCTGGAACGGCAGGGGACGGATGATTTCCCTTGGGTGTTCGATGAGGGAAAAGCACTTCGCCCCATTGAGTTCATCCAGCGGTTTTGCAAACCGTCCAAAGGGAACTACAAGCGTCTGGAGCTGCAGCCGTGGCAACATTTCATCATCGGTTCCCTGTACGGTTGGGTCCACAAAGATACCGGGCTCCGTCGGTTCAAAGAGGGGCTTATTTTTGTGGCCAGGAAGAACGGGAAATCAACGATGGTGTCCGGCCTGGCCAACTATGGATGTTCCAAAGACGGAGAGAAAGGCGCGGATGTCTATCTACTGGCCAACAGCATGAAGCAGGCCCGTGTGGTGTTCGACGAGTGCCAGAAGATGGTCAAGGCATCGCCGCTTTTATCCAAGCACTTCCGGGTGCTCAGGGATGCCATCCACTTCGACAAAACGTTCTCCAAGATCGAGCCGCAGGCGTCCGACAGCGAGAAACTGGACGGGCTCAACTGTCATCTCGGGATCTTCGATGAGATCCACGAATACAAGGACTACAAGCTGATCAACGTCATCAAAAACTCGACGGGAGCCCGCCGGCAACCGTTGATCCTATACATCACCACCGCCGGATACCAGTTGGACGGCCCGCTGATGGATTACTACGAGAAGGCGGCTGACGTACTGGAAGGCGTGATTCAGGATGAACGTTCTTTTTACTTCATGGCTGAGCTGGATGAGGAAGACGACATCGAGGATCCGGGCAACTGGGTGAAGGCCAACCCAAACCTGGGCTTAACCATCAACCTTGATGACATGATCGAGGAGTGGAACAACCGGAAGCATATCCCGCCGGAACGAAACGACTTCATTACCAAACGGTTGAACCTGTTTGTCCAGTCGGACGAGCAGTCCTTCGTCGATTTCGAGGTAATCAAACGGAATGACAGCGTGATCGATCCGGCGGAGCTGACCGGTCGGAACTGTGTCGGCGGTTTTGACCTGTCGCAGACGGAGGATTTCACCGCTGCCTGCTTGGAGTTCCCGCTCGATGACGGGCGGGTTTTTGTGTTGTCTCATTCATTTGTCCCGCGGCGAAAGGTGGAGCTGGACAACGAAAAACTTCCCTTCCGGGAGTGGCAGGAGGAAGGGCTCCTTACGATCTGCCCGGGAGACTACGTTGATTACAAATACATCTATAACTGGTTCATCCAACAGTCGGAGCGGTTCTCCATCGACCTGATTACCTATGACCCTGCCAACGCCTACCGATTGGTGGAGGACTTGAAAGGATACGGATTTCAGACGCAAGTGGTTCGGCAGGGTGCGCTGACCCTGAGTCCAGCACTCAAAGACATCAAGGAACTCCTTCTGGATGGAAAAGTGGTGTTCAACCGGAATAAGCTGTTCCGCTGGTATCTCAACAACGTGAAGTTGGTGGAAGATCGAAACGGAAACTGGCTTCCGACTAAACAGAATCGTTACCGGAAGATTGATGGCTTTGCCGCTTGGCTCAACGCCCATACCGAGGTAATGAAGCGGATGGTCACTCCACAACCTGTGGGGGAGGTGGAATTTGTGTCGATCAACGACCTGTTAAGGGGGTGATAAGTTGCGATTCATTCAGCGGGTGAAAATAGCGTGGAACGTGCTGACAGGTCGCTACAAAGGCAGCGGGTACGACTTCACCAAATGGTTTTCACCGAGCAATATCTTTGCCAGCAAAACAAGCAACACGCTGGCGACGGTTGAAACCATTTTCGCGGCGGTATCCCGGTTGTCCAATGCGATGGCCAGCTTGCCGATCAAGTTACGCCAGAATTATACCCCTGTCAACAGCCCGATAGCGGACTTGTTGGAGAACTCGCCCAATCCGAACATGACCAGTTTCGATTTTATCCGGACGATGGAAGTCTGCCGGAACACCTACGGGAACGGGTACGCGCTGAAAGTGTATGACGATCTCTTTCAGGTGACGGCCCTTTTGCCTTTGGATCCATCCCGTGTGGAGCCGGTCATTGAGGAAAAGACTCGCGAGTTGTGGTACGAAATCGACGGGGACAATGGTCGTTACTTCGTTCACAACATGGACATGATCCACGTCAAGCACATCCCGACGGTTGGGCAAAGTCTTGCTTATTATTCCGTTGGATATAAGGGGATTAGTCCGATCGATGTGCTACGTAACACAGTGGATTATGACCAAAAGGTCCGGACGTTCAGCTTGGAGCAGATGAATAGCGCCATTCTGGCTTCATTTATTTTGAAGCTGAGTGCGAACGTGTCGGAAGAGAAAAAAGCGAAATACCTCGAGAACTTCAAGAAGTTCTATCAAAACAACGGTGGTGTGCTTATTCAGGAGTCCGGAACGGAAATTGTTCCAATCGAGCGGAGCATCATCGACACGAAGGTGTTCGAGGTTGAAAAGATCACCCGTTCCCGGGTGGCCACCGTCTTCAACATACCAGTCCATATGCTGGGCGAAACCGAAGGGCAAAGCTATTCCAGCATGGAGCAGCTTTCGCTAGAGTTTGTACAGGGGACGCTCGTTCCAATTGTCCGGCAGTATGAGCAGGAATTTAACCGAAAACTGTTGACCAAACGGCAGCGTTCACGGGGGTTGACCTTCAAGTTCAACGTGAACGCTCTTTTACGTGGGGACATCAAAACCCGCGGGGATTTTTACTTCAAGGGCATTCGTTCGGGTTGGTTCACTCCGAACGAGGTGCGTGCCTTTGAAGAACTCCCGCCCCTGGAAGGTGGTGACAAGCTCTACATGAGTCGAGATCTAACACCAATTGATCAACGAGAAGGGCAACAAGAACAGGAACGGGAGGTGTTTCCAAAAGAGGAACGAGAGGAGGTGATAATAAGGAGGTGAACAACGATGAAAAAGTTTTGGGAAGTCAAAAACGCGGCGGATGACACCGGAGAACTCTACATCTACGGTGAGATCACGCCGTACAAGTGGGATGATACTGACACAACGGCACAGAGCTTCAAAGAGGACTTGGATGCCCTGGGGGACATCAAAACGCTTAACGTATACATCAACTCCCCGGGCGGGAGCGTCTTCCAAGGGCAAGCGATCTACAACATCCTGAAGCGGCAAAAGGTCCGGGTGAACGTCCACATTGACGGGTTGGCTGCAAGTATTGCGAGTGTCGTGGCAATGGCCGGCGACACTGTTTTTATGCCCAAAAATGCGATGATGATGGTCCATAACCCTTGGATGTTGGTTATTGGAAATGCCCAAGACCTTAGAAAAACGGCCGATGATCTGGATAAAATTCGGGAATCCATCATCGAAGCCTATCTGAGCAAAGCCGGCAGCCGGTTGAGTGTGGAGAAGATTTCCGAACTCATGGACAACGAAACCTGGCTGACCGCTCAGGAGTGCGCCGATTACGGGCTCTGTGATGAGGTGGTGGCCGAAAAAGAAATTGCGGCGTCTATCTCCGATGCAGAGTTGTTCCAGAGGTACAAAAACACACCGAAAGAGCTGCTGGAAGCCTTGAAAAACGCCAAAAAAGGTGACTTGAGTCAGGAAGAAAGACAAAAGTTGATTGCGGAATCCAAGAAAAACATTGAGCAAATCGACAAATTGATAGGAGGTTTGTAACATGACCCTTTATGAACTGAAAGAAAAGCTGGCTACTGTTGGTAATCAATTGAAAAACGTCGAGGAGCAGTTGGTGAACAAGGCGGCCAATCCGGCTGTCACCAAGGAAGAAATCGAAGAATTGAAGAACAAAAAAGCGGACTTGCAGCAGCGTTTTGAACTGCTGAAAGAGCAACATGACAAGGTCGAAAAGGAACAGCAAGCCAAAATCAAGCAAGAAAACCCCATCAGTGTGGTGGAAAACGAGGAAGGAAAACTGATCGCCGCCAAGGCCGAACTTATTCGCGCCGCGGTCGAAGGTCGTCCCATGTCCGATGAGGCTAGGAACGTTTTGCGTGCCCTTCCGGCACCGCAACCCTCCGGAGGGGAAAAGCTCCTGCCGACCACTATGACGAATGAACTGGTCCATGAGCCGTTCACGCGGAACCCGCTCCGGGAAATCATCCGCATGACGAATATCAAGGGCCTGGAAGTACCCAAGATTGCCTACACGCTGGATGATGACGCCTTCATCGGGGACGACGAGACCGCGAAGGAGATCGCCCTGACGGGGGATAAGGTTTCCTTTGGTCGGCACAAGTTCAAGGTGAAGGCCCGAATTTCGGATACGGTCCTTCACGGTTCCGATACCAACTTGGTCAACTATGTGGAGAATGCCCTGCGTTCCGGTCTGGCCGCCAAGGAGAAGAAAGTGGCCTTTGCTACCACTCCGGCCGCCGGGGAAGAGCATATGTCTTTCTACTCCGCGCAAAACGCGGTTCAAGAGGTGGAGGGTGCCGATCTGTTTGAGGCTATTACCAACGCCATTGCGGACCTCCATGAGGACTTCCGGGAAAACGCCCGGGTGGTGATGCGCTATTCCGATTATGTGACCATCCTGAAGAGCCTGGCCAACAACGCTGCCACCCTGTACAACGCGCCGCCGGAGAGCATCATCGGGAAGCCTGTCACCTTCAGCGATGCCGCGGTTAAGCCGATCGTCGGGGACTTCAACTTTGCCCACCTGAATTACGACGGGATGCTCGTCTACGACACCGACAAGGATGTGGACAAAGGGGAATATCTCTTTGTGCTGACCGCTTGGATCGACATGCATTTGCTGTTGAAGTCCGCATTCCGGATTGCGACGGTTGCACCTGAAGCACCTGAAGCACCTGAAGCATAAGGGGGCATGAATGATGCCCGAGTTGACGTTGGATGAAGTGAAAACTTATCTGAGGATCGACGGGAGCGAGGATGACGCCATCCTCGCTCTCCTCATGAATAGCGCCAAAGAGTATCTGGCCAATTCCGGTATCCCGGAACCGGAACAAGGATCGGAAAGCTCCTTGTATAATCTGGCCGTGATGCTGTATGTGGCCCTCCACTACGAGAACCGGGATCCGGCGGTACGGATAGATCGGTTCAATTTCGCGCTGGAGAGTATCATTCTTCAGTTGAAGGACTACAGCGCACCAGACGGAACGACCTCCGGATGAAGTGAGGTGATTAACTTTGAAGAAGTACCGTGTTACATCGGAGTTCATCGACAAAAACACCCGGGTGTACTATCCGACGGGAAGCACATACGAAACTGACGACTCCAAACGGGTGGATGAGCTCCGGAAAAAGGGATTCATCGGGGGAGAAATCAATCAACAGACCGCCGAAAAGCCCAAAGGGAAGACAAAGAAGGGTAAAGGCGATGCGGATCAGTGATCTTCGCCACCGGATTACTTTTCAACGGAAAACCACTATTCGGGATCCAGAAGGAAACGTCCTGGAAACTTGGGTAGATGTCGTGACTGTCTGGGCGGCGGTTGAGCCGATGTCCATCCGGTGGAAGGAGTTTTTGCAAGCGGCGGCCATCAATGCGGAACGGTACACCCTGTTTCGTATCCGGTATCGAATCGGCATCACCCCGGACATGCGGATCTCCTATGGTGGTCAGCAATATAATATTGTGCATGTAGTAGACATTGCCGGTCGGCATCAGGAGCTTCATATCATCGCAAAGGATGTGGTGGCCGGTGGCTGATATGAAAATTTCCGGCTTTGATGAGATGACGCGAAGGCTCCATCAGCTGGGGAATCGGGCTTCGCGGGTAGAAAACAACGCTCTGAGGGCAGGAGCGGAAGAGCTCCAGGAAACGATGAGCCGGAATGCTCCCGGGCCTTCAGACAAACAGCGGAGGGTTCACCTTAAGGACAACATTCAGATGGGCCGCGTTAAACAGAAAGAAGGTGCCAAAGTAATTGAAGTGGGGCCAGGGAGAGAATCTTTTTACGCTCAATTTCTGGAGTTCGGGACTTCCAAAATGTCTCCAAAGCCCTTTGTGGAGCCCAGTGTTGTGGAGTCCCGAAATCGCGTACTGAGAGCGATGGCTGAGAAGTTGAGGCAGGGGATAGGGTTGTGATCAACCTCAAACCTACTGTCATTCAAGCATTGGACAACAATTCGGAGTTGATCTCTCTGCTTGGGGGGCCTCGGATCTACTTCATGGTTGCACCGAATGCCGAAGAGTTCCCCCGGATCACCTATTTTGAGTTGAACAACATCGACGAGGACTATCATGACGATACGCCGGTGTCCAGCCGGGTTTCCTTTCAAATTTCCATCTGGGCTAAAAACCCGGGTCAACTATCGCCGATTGCCCGGGAAGTAGATGAGACTATGAAGGAGCTCGGCTTTTACCGTACATCTGCCATTGATTTATTTGAAGACGACACTCAAGTCTTTCACAAAGCACTGAGATACAGCGGAAAATTTCTGATCTAAGGAGGAGTTAAACCATGCCTGGACCGAGTGCTTCTGCTTTTGTGGGTTTGAAGGACCTGTATTTTGCCTTGTTGACCAAGGATGACGCTACTGGTGTCACTTATGACACACCTCAAAAACTGGCTCCGGCTGTGACGGCGCGGGTTACGCCGCAAGTGGAATCGGTGACGGATTATGCCGATGACGGCCCGACCGAAACCGCCAGTTCGCTCGGCGGGATCGAGGTGGAATTGGAGGTTTCGCAAATTCCGCTGGATAAACAAGCGGTGCTGTTGGGGCATACGTACCAGAACGGGTTGCTTGTTAGAAGTGCGGGTGATGTGGCGCCTTACGTTGCCCTTGGTTTTCGGAGCCAAAAGGCGGATGGCTCCTACTTGTATGTCTGGCTGTATAAGGGTAAGTTCCAACCAGTGGAGATTAATCTGGCTACTAAAGGGGAAAACGTCGAGTTCCAACACCCGACCATCCAAGGAACCTTTGTTAAACGGGATTTCGACGATCTCTGGATGATTTCAGGCGACTCTTCAGATGAAAGTTTTACTCTGGGTAGCACCTGGTTTGACGCTGTTGTTGAACCGGGAGGCGGCAGCGGTACTTGATAATAGGGCCGATTCTTCGGCCCTATTTCTTTTTTAAAATGGGGGGGTTTAACATGCTGAAAATCACGCTTCGGCTAAATGGGGAGACGAAAACCTACACGCAGGACTTTATTTCTGGGTACCTTTTTCGAAAAGCGCTCTTGATATCCGATAAGAGAGAGAAGTTCCTGAAAAAGGTCATGGATTCCGAGACAGGTGCGACTCTAGAAGAACAAGAGGAGCTGTTGGATGAGCTCTACCACTTTATCACGGAAGTGTTTGGCAACCAGTTTACCGTTGAGGAATATGAACGGGGGACAGATGCACGGCGGGTAGTGGATCAATCTTGGGAGATTGTTTACCGGATTATTAGCCAGGTTACGGGACCGCTTCAGGAGTTGAATGTGGGAAACCCTACCCAAAAAAAGAAACCTCACCGGAAAAAGTCCTGAATGAGCTGTATCTGAATCTCCTCCAATCGGGTTGGAAATTGCACGAAATTGACCAGATGGATATCGCCTTTTACATGCGATTGGTCGTTTATGAGCAGCGAAAGAAACATCAATCGAAAATGGCATACATCGATCAGCTGGGGATTTTTTAGGGAAGGGGTGAACAAGTATGGCCGAGGAAATCTTAGGGCGAATAAAAGGGGAAGTGGTACTGGATTCTCAAGGATTTAACCAGGCTGTTTCCCGAATCAACCAGCAACTGCGCCTGCTCAAAAGTGAATTTGATGCAAGCGCGGCCAAGGTGAAGGCGTTCGGAAAATCCGAAGATCAGCTTAGACTCCAGTCTCAGCTGTTGGGTCGGCAGATTGATCTCCAAAAACAAAAAGTGTCCCTTTTGGCCCAAGCCCACCAACAGACGGTGGAGAAGCTGGGCGCGGAATCGAAACAAGCCCAAAGGCTTGAGACCCAATTGAACAAAGCCCGGGCTGCACTCATTAATATGCAAGCAGCGCACCAGCGATTGAACGGTCAATTGGGGTCTTCTTCTCAGCTTCATCAACGCCTCACCCATTCCCTGGACCAGCTGGATCAAAAAATGCGCCTGGCTCATTCAGAGTACCAGGCAGCAGAAGCTAAAGCACGGGCGTTTGGAAATGCCAATGATCTCGCTCGGGTGAAAATCGGCAACCTGCAGCAACAAATCGAGCTTCAGAGGAAAAAAGTCAGTCTTCTATCACTGGCCTATAAGGATGCTGCTCGAAATTTGGGGCAGAATGCGCAAGCAACCCAAGAAGCTGCCATCCGGCTCAATGAAGCCCGCGCAACGCTCGCCAATTTGGAGGGTTCCCTCCGTCAATTGACCGGGCAGTTAAACCGGCAGGGGCCACTGTGGACCCGTTTTAGACAGAATTTATTTCATGTGCGGGAACAGGCCATTGATACTGGAATTGCTTTAGGGGTGATGTCCGCTGCATTTTCAGTGGCTTTCGGATCGGCGGTATACAAAGCAGCAGATTTTGAGGCCCAACTGTCGAGTGTCAAAGCTGTCACTGGTGCTTCAGCGCAGGAAATGGAACGGTTCAAGCAATTAGCTTTGGAACTGGGAGCCGAAACCAAATACTCTGCAGCAGAAGCTGCACAAGGAATTGAGGAGCTAGCAAAAGCAGGGGTGAGCACAGCCAAGATCTTGGATGGTGGGTTGGCCGGAGCGCTCAACCTTGCTGCTGCAGGGGAAATCGACCTGGCTGAAGCGGCGCAGATCGCTTCCACAGTGTTGAACGCTTTTCGGAAGGACAATCTTTCGGTGGCTCAAGCAGCGGACATTTTGGCCGGAGCCGCCAATGCATCGGCAACGGATATCAAAGAGTTGAATTATGGTCTATCTCAAGTATCAGCAGTGGCATCAAGCGCGGGTCTTTCCTTCCGTGATACAGCTGCTGCTCTCGCTGTTTTTGCCCAGAACGGGCTCAAGGGATCCGACGCCGGAACTTCGCTGAAGACGATGCTGCTCAACCTAACGCCGTCCTCCAAATCGGCGGCGAAGGAGATGAAGCGGCTCGGAATCATCACCGCTGACGGGAGAAACCAATTTTTCGATGCTCATGGCCGAGTGAAATCTTTTGCGGAGATAGCCGAAATTCTCCGGCGACAGCTCCGGAACTTGTCGGATGAACAGCGAAATCAAGCTTTGAAAACGATGTTTGGCACCGATGCGGTACGGGCTGCAACAATCGCCTTCAAGGAAGGAGCATCGGGCGTAAAGCGAATGATCCGGGAAATGTCGAAGACCACAGCAATGGAAGTGGCACAAACCCGGATGGATAACCTAAAAGGAACTGTCGAAGAGCTCAAAGGGGCTTTTGAAACATTCCAGATTCAAATGGGATCCGCCTTCCTCCCGATTTTGCGGAAAGCAGCTGAAGGTTTGAAGGGAGTAGTTGAATGGTTCAGTGATTTAAACCCGACTACCAAAGAGGCCATTGGAATTTTTGCCTCCGTAACAGCTGGAATGTTGGGGCTTGGTGCGGCTGTCGCTGGCATCATTGCGATTAGCAACCCATTTACGGCTGCAGTTGTTGGTGGAGCAGTCGCTTTGGGGACCTTCAGTGCGGGGGCTTATAAGGCATCCAAAGACATGGAGCAAATGGAGAAGGATGCGATCCGCTTTGGTCGTGGTGTTTCAGAGGGGACGAAGCAGGCAGCCCGTGGGTTCTTGGATCTCCGAGACCAAGCCCTTGTCAATTTGGCAAAACTCCGGACAGCGACTGGTGCAGAGGCCCAAAAAATCGTGGATGAAACCGTGGCCATTTTCTCTCAAATGGGAGATAAGATTACGGCGGAATTGAATAAAGACAAGATCAATATTCAAAAGGCAGCCGCATCTTTGCTGGAACAAGTCCCCAAAGCGTTAGAACCCGCCGTTGAAGGAGTAACAGACACGGCGATTAAGGCTATTGATTCTCAAATTAAGCGGATCCAAGAAGCCAATAAGATTATCCGGGAGGGCCTGGTAGAGTTTGGCGGCGATGTATCAAAGATGCCCAAGGAGTTTGCCGAAGCATATAACCAGGCTTTGAAGGATTTGGATCAAGGGGCACAGACATTTGTTAAACGCGTTGGCGATTTGAATAATTTCATGGAAACGATCCAGGCCAATCAAGGAAAGATTACCGCCGAAGGGGCTCAGAAATGGGTCAAAGAAATTGAAGGAGCATATCAAAAAGCGATTAAAGCTGCCGAAAAATGGGCTAAAAACCAAAGGAAAACTTGGGAAGAAGCATTCGCCAACGGTCAGATCACCAAAGAACAGTATGACATGATCCTCAAAATCGTGGAGGCTGGAGAACAAGATCTCATTGCTACAGCCAAGTCAAAACGCGCAGAAGCACTTAAAACGCTACAGGATAGTCTGTCTGAAGAAGCTTATCTCTATGATGTTCATACTGGTAAGATCATCAAGAGCCAAAGTCAACTCATTGGCGATATAGAATCTTTAAACAAACAACGGGGAAAGAAAATTTGGGATGCATTTTTTGAAGAAGCTATTCAGAGCAGCGAGCAGGCACAAAGCGAATTGAAATCAAGGATGGAAAAATTGATTAAAGAATACGGGGATATCGGCGCACAATCCGTTGAAGAGTTTGCTGCGACAATCCGAAAAGGCGGCAAAAAAGCCCGCATCGCTGCTGAGTTTCTGGCCGTCGAAACCCGAGATGGATTTAAGATCGACCTTGGACCGGAAGGGTTAATTTCCATCAATTCCTTTATTAAGGGGTTACAATCCGGCCAATATACTGCCCGTGACGTTGCCATTGCCCACATGAACCAACTTCGGAATGTCTACGGTGCAGGCCGATTCACCCCGGAAGGAATCAAGGCGATCGAATCTTTTGTAGAGGGGCTGCGATCGAAGGACCCGGCAGAAATTGCTGACAAAATCGGTCTAGATCTCAAATCAAAGATGAAAATCGATCTGGGACGATACGGTCAAATGACTGCTCGATCCTTTGCAGAGGGGCTTTCTAATGGGACGTTGGGTTTTGATGCCTTGTATGCCTATTTTCGTACCCAGATCAAAAACGGAATGAAAGTGGATCTTTCTGCCGAAGGAAAACAAAACATCCAAACTCTCCGATTCGGAATGCAGACCGGAGCCATTGACGTAGTTGAGGCGGCAGCTGCTTTGGGATTAGACATTAAAAGCAAGGCCAAGGTAGATCTGGGGCCTGAAGGGAAATTTACGGTCCAAACCCTGTTAGAAGGCTTGGCATCCGGCAAAATCAGTGTCGAGCAGTTTGCTAAAGGTGTCCAGCTTTTATTGAAAAATGGGGCGAAGACGAATCTGACTCCTGAAGGGAAAGCCGCTGGAACCTCTATGGCACAAGGGCTGAATGCCAGTAAACCGAATGTCACAAGAGCCGCTGGTGAACTAAAGGGAACAACGACGAGAACGCTGGCGAGTGCCACAGACGGTGGCGGAGGAAGGAAAGCAGGAAGTGAGTTCCAAAAAGGAATCGCCAGCAAAAAAGCAGATGCCGCGAAAGCTGCTGCGTCTGTGGCCAGCGGAGCGAAAAGTAATCTGAAAGTCAGCGGGGTGCATGGACTGGGGGCGAGTGTTTCCGCTGGATTTGCGGCAGGGATCCTGAGCGGGAAGTACGGCGTTATTGATGCGGCCAGGCAGATCGCACGGGCCGCCATGAACGCCATTAAGAGAGCTCTGGATAGTAGATCACCATCCCGCGAGATGATGAAAATAGGGGTTTTTGCAGCCCAAGGATATGAAGAGGGACTGAGAAAACGTCTGCCTCATGTCCGACGGGTTGCGGAAATGCTTTCCCAAACAACTCTCAGTCAACTTCAAACAAGAACCTCGATGCAGACTTCACAAATGCCGGCTAACACTAGCCGACCCGTTATCAATAGAATCTACAACATTACTGTCAACGGAGCCACTAATCCAGTGGGGACGCAGAGAGAAGTAGTCCGAGCGATACAAAATCTTGAAAGGTTGGCTTAGATGGAAAGGGGCCATAAGGCCCCTTTTCCTGCGGGTTTTCTATTGCGTGACGGGAGGTGAGACTGTGGCAATCATCACCAAAAAGTTAGGGTTTGAAAATTTGCTTACCTATTCTTCGATGTCGAGAGACACCGACGGTGACGGTTTGGTGGACGGTTTCATAAAAGTAACGGATGCAACCGCCGTTGTCGAATGGTTCTTTGATGAGGAGGAAAAGGCGCAGGTTATAAACGTACTTTCAAGCAACGCCTCCCAATTCAGCAGCCCGGGAATTGAAAGTAGCGAATATATCCCGGTTGTCCCGAACCAATCTTACACCGTTTCGTGCGAAGTAAAAGGAGAGGGGCAGATTGATGCTAATAATGGCCCGCGAATTTTGATTCGGTGGTATGACCAAAACAAGCAGTATATCACCGGTTCAGGGACACCACCGTCGGCATATGGCACGACGGAATGGAAGCGGATTTCGATTACCTTGACTGCTCCAAGCAATGCTTATTTCGCCAGAGTGAAACCTGATTTTCGGGCAATGCCTGGCATGACCGGAGGCACCGGATGGTATCGAAATGTACAACTTCAAGAGGGAAACACAGTTACCGATTATGAGGAGACCGACTTTTTTTCCATCGTAAATGTAGCACCAACCTACTCTATAGGATGGTTCAAAGATACCACCTATAAAGAAACAGGGGTTTATGGATACACTTCAGAAACAGTGGCTGCGGGTTCTGCTACGTGGTCCGGCGCACAAATCAAATATACCGTTCCGGTTAACGCCAAAAACATCACCATTAAGCTGTGGGTGGATGCGTCTCGAGCCCACCCAACAGATCAGCTAAGAGTTTACGTCAACGGGAACGTAGTAATAACCGTCAACGGTGGAACCGCAGCGGCTGTCTACACTGCATCTGATGTGACTTACTCCGTCATTCGTCGAGGATATCAAACGATCACCCTCCAGCATTATCGCACCACTTCCACCAACGGCCAGAGTATCACCATTGATAATTTTGAAGTAATTTGGGAAGAGGAAACCGATCCTCCTACTATTGAACTACCAACGGCAGGGGTTGTTAAATATTTGGATTTTGAAACCTCCGAAATAGACCCTTTCTTTACTGTGATCGATAAAGCAGCTGGGTTCTCATATGGATTCAAAGTAACGGAGCGAAAGAGTAAATCCGGCTACTACTCTTACGGTGTTGAGGATGTGGATGCAGACGGATCTGGCATTGATGAAGCGGGTCGAGCCCCGACTATCCCTGACAATGCAAGTGCCGCGGCAGCCATCAGGTTTAAAGTGCCTATCACCGCTATCAATCCAAAGCTGAAATTCAGCGCTCTTCATGATGCCACCCCCAATGGAGACGTGGGAGAGTTTACCCTCAATGGCGAGATCATCTGGCAGGGAATAGCGGGACCGAGCCAGGGCTGGGAAACAATAGAATTAGATCTAACCCCTGGTGTAGAGTATGAACTCCTATTAAAATACACCAAAGATAACAGCGGAGGGTACTCCTACACTGATTCTGTATACCTGGATGATCTGATTGTTTATTACGACATCCCGAACAAGCCATTGAAGTATGTAGCTACTGCTCCGGTAACAACAATTCGAACAACTGCCAACAACTTTACAAGCTATTTCAAAAACATGATCTGCCAATGTAAAATGGAAGTATGA